GGCTTGAATCTCGCGGGTGCCGGCGAGGGCGAAGCGCCACAGGTCGCGGTCCTCAACGTGGTTGACCAGGGCCGGGCGCGGGGTGGTGGGGTGGAAGAAATCCCACGCGATGCCGGCGCCGCTGCGGTGCATGTCGAAGTAGGCGTAGACGATTGCAAACGTGATGCCCTCGCACTCGTCTTGATACACGCAGGCCATGTGTCGCTCCCACGTAAGCCTGCGCGGCCAAGTGTCCATGCGCGCAACGGTGAGGAACTCGGGGCCAGTCCGCGGCTCGTCTGGAAGCTCGTCGGCGGCGCTCTTGTGGTGATCCAGTACGAGGATGGAGCGTGCTTTCTGCTGCATTTCCAGCATCTGCGCGGGCTTGTAGCAGAAGTCCACGAGGATCACGTCGCGGCCGGTGGTGTCAGGCATGGGTGCGCCGTAGGCGGCGGCGTGGAACTCTGCGGGCATGGCCTTGTGCACGGCCCAGGCGGCGGTGAAGCCGTCTGCGCAGTTGGCGTGGTAGATGACCAGCGGGAGTTGGTTGTTGGTATTCATTCGGATGCCTCCCGTGCGGCGGCTTCTGCGCCGAGGGCGGCGTAGGCGGTGCGGTCGAGGTGGTCGTCGGCGTGGTAATTGCCGGCAGCGCCGCGGCTCATCTTGAGCAGCTCCATGAACTGCCAGCCCTGGGATTCGGTGATGTCGGTGCCGAACATTGCGTTGAACGCGGCGACGGTGCGGGCCATGGAGCGCTCGCCGGTGGGCTGGTCACGCAACACGGCGCGCTGGGCGATGTCGTCAGCGGCGGCGGTGAGGATCAGTGGGGCGGTGGCGGGGATCATGCGCTCACCACCTGGGCCGCTTTCAGCAGCGCCCGGTTGAGCACGTAGTAGTTGCCGCGTGCGGCAATGCTGGGGTGTGCGTTGTTGGTGAGCACCAGACAGTCGTAGCTGGGGTAGGGGCGGCTGCCGTCCCAGTTGTCGACGATGCGTTCCATGCCGAAGTGCTGGCGCAGCTGTTCGGCGTGCTGCGTTTTGCCGCTGCCCTTGGGGCCGTAGATGATGACGGAGCGCTTCATGCCATGGCCCTCCCGTGGATGAGCCAGAACAGGTCTTTGATCTCTGTCGGGACGGCGGGGAGCTTCTGTGCAGCGTTGAAGGCGCGATCGATGATGATGCGTGCGCGCGACTGGTCGCCATCGCCGAGACCGAAGGGGGTGCTCCTGTCTTCGAGCAACCTGTCGATCAGTTCTTGCCTGTCGGTTTCGCGCAGCTCGCAAACGATGTCGTCGATTGCAACATCAACGTTGACGGATACGTAACTCATGCGGCCACCGCCTTATCGCCAGCGGCGACGGTGAGCTGCTGGGCAATGCCGATGCCGCGCGGGGTGAGCTTCACTTCACGCGGGAAGGACGGGTTGTCGAAGTTGCACAGGCCGGCCTCGTCGAGCCAGTTGATGGCGCGGCGGGTGAAGACTTCCACCTGCACGGCGGTGCTGGTTTTCACCTGCACGGGCGTGCTGACGAAGCCGCCGCGGGTGCGGCGCAGGGTATGTCCCTGTGAAGCGAAGGCGGCGAGCAGGGCGCGCCGGCCGACGGGTTTGAGCGTGGTCATGGTGGTCCTCAGGCGGCCAGGGCGGCGACGGCGCGTTCGCGGGCGCTGCGCAGCTGGTGGATGGGTATGAGGTGCTGGCTGGTGGGGTGGGTCCAGCGGGATTCGGCCAGTGCGCGGTTGGGCGTGGGCTCGGTGGCCATCGCGCAGCGCGAGCACTGGATGTGGAACATGGGCGGGCACGGCTGGCCGAGGCGGTGGCCCAACGGGGCGCCGCGTGTTTCGACCAGATGCGGGTGGTGGCCGGTGCCGCACAGGGGCACGGAATCCGGCAGCGGGCGGGATATCTGGATCATGCTCAGGCCCTCGCGATGGACAGCAGTGGCAGGACAAAGACAACGCCGAGGAAGACGGCAGACGCGGCGACGAACACCAGCGTTTCCAGCAGCGGGATGGGGTCGGGCGGTTGCTGCGGGGTGTGCTGATCGCGTTGGGTGCTCATGCAGCACCGCCGGGCGGGGTGGGCTGCGGGCGCTTGCGGTTGAGGCAGAGCTGCAGCAGCTCGCCGACCACCTGCGTTCCCTGCTCGCCGTGGCGCTGGGCGTGACGGATGCGGGCGAAGGCCTGGGCATCGCTGACACCGGCGCGGGCGGCGAACTTGCGCGCCGACTGGAAGGTGTCGAGGGTGAAGATTTCGGCGCTCATGATTGAAGCTCCCGCACAGTGATGCCCTGCCGGCTGAGCCAGCGGCATGCGCGCTGCAACGAGCGCGGATTCAGAGCAAAGCGCGTGCGGCCCACGTGGATTGCACGCTGTCGCGCGGTTACGCGGCGGGCAGTGGTAACCGCAATTTCTGCCGGGGTGCGGGCAGTGCTTTGGCTGTAGCGGCCGGCCCACAGGAAGCCTGCGCAGGCCAGCAGCACCAGGGTTTCGCCGGCGTGGCCGGTGGGGAAATGTTCTTCGAGCGGCAGCGCGCTCATGCGGCCACCTCGCCGATGTCGTCGTTGTTCTTGAGGATTTCGGGGTCGGCTGGCTGGGTGCAGCGCTCGATTGCGGCGTAGCGGTCGCGCTCGGCTTCGATGTAGCGCTCGCACAGCTCGCGGGTGATGTCGGACTGCACCATTTCCATGGCGCCGCGCATGGCCACGCGGTGGTGGTGGTCGCGGGTGTCCTGGATCACCTGGTTCATGCGCAGGTCGGCGGCCAGCAGCTCGCTCAGGGCGAGCGCGTCGAGCTCTTCCACGGTGGCGGCCGGGTGGATGTCGCGGAAGAACGCGATGGCCGGCAGGGCGTTGTGGGTGTACACCTTGGCGCGCGGGGTGCCGCAGCGGTCGGTGTAGCGGATCAGCCAGATGCGGGTGCTCATGCGCGTGCCTCCGCGGCGGTGTCGCGGGCGAAGGCTTCGGCGTGCCGGCTGGCTACGCCCATGCGGCGTGAGCGGCGCTTCTGATTGCGGCTGTTCTCGCCGGCACTGCGCCAGCGCAGCTCGATCGCGCGGCGGTGCTCACGCGCGGCGACAGACAGCAGGCAGTGCAGCGCCAGCAGCGGCAGGCGGGGGGCACTGGGATCGATTGCGATGCGGTGGCACATGGCGCTCTCCGGTGAAAGGAGGGCGCCGGCGGGTCGCTACGGCCTGGGGAGTCCGGCAGGGTGGCGACCCGCCGGTCGCCCGCCGGCTGGGGTGCCGGCGGGGATATATAAGCACGCTAATTCAGCGAATGCAAGCCGGCTTATATGGCGGGCCGCTAAACTCGCCGTATCTACGGATGGAGATGGGGGTGTGTCATGTGGTTCGGGCGTTTTGTGTTGGGTTGCTTCGCTATGGCGGCCGCGGCTTCATCGTCTGCCGCTGACTTCATCGGGATTGAGCTTGGGAGGCCGCTGGACATGGTCCGGTGCGTGACTTTCTCGTACAGCGATCCAGCGGTCTATCTGAAGCCGGGGTACGGAAAGCAGCCGGTCTATCCGTGCTGGGTTCCTCAGGCGGATAAGAGCGACACGGTAGTTCGTGCGACTGGCATGTATGTCGTGATCGTCCAGGCGGACGTGCCTGATGGGATCAGTATGTTGATGCCGATTCTTTTCGATGGATCGGTTGAAGCTGTTGTGGCCGAGACCAGGGGGCTTGCCGTGCAAGAAGGGCTGGCGACGGCATTGTCCAAGAAATTCGGAGAGCCAACAAAGCACGCGGTGGAACATCCGAGTAACGCTTTCGGTGCGACATTCCCGTCCATCAAGGCGGAATGGCAGCTTCCTGATGCTCGCGTGGAGTTCAATGGCGTGAATGGCAACGTCAAGAATGGGCGGATCACAATCATGACGCCGCGCGGCGAGCGCCTGATGCAAGCTCAGGCCGAGGCTGAGCAGGGCAATAAGGTCGGCTTCTAGCCGCCCATTGTGCGGAGTTCTTTCAGCATCTCAGAACTCTTCCGAGCGCCGCAGTAGTGCGGCACCAAGGACGCGGCCGGCAACGTGGATGCTTTCGATCTCGTCGGCCGCAATCACCTGGCTTCGATACTTCGAATTCGTGCTGATGATGTGCAGCCCGTCGTGGAGCATCTGCAATCGCTTCACGAGCGTGTAGCCGCTCAGGTTGATCAGATAGATGCCGTCGCCTTCGAAAAAGTTGCGGCAGACATCGACCATCACCACGTCGCCATTCTTGATGTCCGGATACATGGAATCGCCGCGAACCGTCACCAGCTTTACGCGGTCCTTTTCGGGCACAAAGCCAATCTGGCTGCGCACCTGCCATTCGGCAATATCCATCTCCTGGACAACTTCCGGGAAGTCCTCGTTCACAGCGCCATAGCCCCCTGATGCTTCGCCTTCCATAACGCGAAAGCGAACATAGCCGGGTGGTGTCTCACTGTATGAGGCAGCAGGGATTGGGCCGTCGACCTGCGCTGGGCCGCTGCCGTCGATCAGCCATTCGACCCGGAAGCCCGAGTAGATGCGGCCAAGCTTCCCGGCGGTTGATCCCCGTAGCGACTTGGTCGTCCCGTTCTCCAGCTGATAGAGGGCAGACGGTGTGATGCCGGCCTTCCGGGCGGCGTCGGCCGCTTCCGGGTAGCCGGATTCGGTTCGGGCATGGATGAGGCGCTGTGCGAGGGTCATAGACATATAAGCAAACTTACAACGGCAGCATGAAAGCGTGCTTGCATGTATGAAAGTAAGCGCGCTAATATGAGGGCATGAAGACGCCTGACATCACGAAGGACCAAGCCATTGCCGCCTACAGCGGCAACGCTTCTGCGCTCGCCCGTGCCTTGGGGATAACCCCGTCTGCGGTCTATCAGTGGCCGGATGGCCCGATCGATGAACGCTGGGCGCTCAAGCTGGCTTTTGTGCTGAAGCCTGACGTTTTTGGTAGCGATGCCCTGGTTGACGAGGTGGCCTGAGATGGACGGGCCTATCCAGCAGCCGATAGTGGTGTTTACCGAGGATGAGCTAAGGCGCGCCCTCAGTCCTCGTCGCGCGGAAGCCGCGCTTGGATCGCTCGTGTCCAAAAATCGATCCGACTTTTCAGCTCCTGAGCCGAATGCTCCATCAAGTCGTTGGAAAGATGACTTAGGGCGCGCTCGGGGTAGTACTCGGCAACCATGGACTGCCACCGTTCGTGCATGGATTCGGGTTCTGTTTGCTGGGAAAGGAGCAGGCCAATGAGCATGCTGTCCACTTCGCCCCGCTGCGATAGCCGCATCAACTGCTGCTGCGGGCCAAGGATTAGTTTGAAGGCTGTTTCCAGCTTTTCTTCGCCGGGCCCAAAAGCGATTTCGACCATGCCCGTCTCCGGTATTGGTGTGTGTGTGGAAGCTGCATCGTACCGGCAGGCGGGCGCTACTTCGTGTGTCATCGCACTCGATGACGACCTTGGCAACGCCGACATCGGCGTGCTGCTCGATGACCCGCTGATCGAAGGCGCTGCCGGCTTTGAGCCGTGCCTGACCAGCGATCAGTGGTCCTCCCTTCTTCAGCAGCGCCGCGCCGCCGGCCGGCCGCTGCATCTTGCCGAGGTGCGTTGAGATGCGTGGATCACACACTGCGCAGGCCCTCCGCTTTGCGCTCGCTGCTTTGCTGCTGGGTGTGGGCATCGGGCTGCTGATCTCCGGCGGCCTGGCGCGGATGGAAGAAGACAGCGACGACGGCGCCCGGGCCGGTGAGTACGTGGAACCGGCGAAGCACGGTGAAGCGGAGCGGGGCGGGTTGGTTGTTCATGCCTCGGCATGCTCCCCGTTGCGGGGGTTTTGCGCATGAAGGGTGTCCGTCAGTTTTTGCCGCCCCGGCAGCAGGTGGTCTATGCGCACACGCGCCGGATGCTGGATGCGACGGCAAGCAATTACACGACGTTCGCAATGGACGTGGCCGAGCGTTACCTGTCGATGGTGGCGCCGGACGTGCGGCAGGTGAAGCTGCGCACAGGCGAGGGCGTGGATCTCATCAAGGCGATGGAGAACAACGCCCAGGTGCTGCGCCGCTACATGGACGGCACGGTGAAGACGCTGCCGGCGGACCTGGAAGATGCGTGGGTGATGGCGCTGCCGGAGCCGTTCCGCGGTGACTGCGAGCGCGACCTCGCACGCCGGCGCGGGATGCTGGCGGTGCAGATGCCGGCAGACGATGAAACGGCGCAGGCGGTGGGCCTTGCCCGGCTTGCGCATGAGTTCGGCGAGCTGATGTCGGCACTTGCGCCAGCCCTTGCGGACGGAAAGCTGGATGCGACAGACCTGCCGTATGCGCGGCGCATCCTCGATGAATCGGACGACCTGATCAGCGCCGTGGTGGCCTTGCGTCGCCAGGTGCAGGCGCTGGTGCCCAACAGTGGAGTGATGGCATGAAGCGCAAGCTGACACACGCCGTAAGGGCGCTGATTCGCCGCCGCTGGAAGCCGGCGGACATGCCGGCGTGCCGGGCGCAGATGGCCGCCGCTGCTGCGGCACTGGGCGATGACACGCCGGGTGTGCAGGGCGCGGATGCGCTGGCCTTGCGCGAGCAGCTGCGTGTGGATGCTGGGCGCCGTATGCAGGCGGCACTGCCGCTGGTGTGTGCCCCGGTCCCCTGTGCTGGCGTGGAGGCTACGCGCGCGGCGGGTTCAGTAGGCATGGGTGGGTATGCGAGTCGTTCGGGTTCGCCAGTCGATGGGTCCTCCCTGGGCACCCCTGTCGCGGGTAATTCGGACCCCGTTTCCTGTGTAGATAGCGGCCGGGGAAGTTACTGAACATGGCGGTCAACTACGACGACGCCCTGTCGCAGCTGCAATCCGCTGGTCTGCTGATCACCTCCCTCGAGCCCACCGGCAAGATGGTCCGCACGCGGACTGAGGGCGGCGGTCGAGAAAAGCGCGGCTGGTATGTGCTGCACACGCTCAACTGCGACAACGGCGACCAGCTGATCGTCGGCACTTACGGCGTGTGGCAGGGCAATGAGAACGGCGCGCAGAAAATCGAGCTGAAGAAGCGCGATCAGTCGTTCACCGCCGAGCAGCGCGAGGCGTTGAAGCGCCGGCTGGCAGAAGACCGCAAGCGCGCCGATGCCGAGCGTCGCCGGCTTGCCGAGCGTGCCGCGGCGATGGCCACGCGCATGTGGGGCAAGGCGAGCGAACAGGGAGAAGCCGACTACCTGCACAGCAAGGGAGTGCAGGGGTTTGGTGTCCGCTACGGCAAAACCGGCGCGGCCGTGCTGCCGATGCTCGATACCCACGGCAATGTCCACGGCCTGCAGATTCTGCGCAGCGCAGCGCAGGCGAAGGCCGTGAACAAGCCGGCCAAGGAGTTCTTACCGCCGGGCCTGGTGAAGAAGGGCCACTTCCACCTCATCGGCGGAACGCCGCAGTGGATCCTGCTGCTGGCCGAAGGCTATGCCACCGCCGCGAGCCTGCACATGGCTACCGGCTACCCGGTCGTGGTCGCATTCGATGCAGGCAACCTGCTTCCCGTGGCCACTGCGCTGGCCAAGCACTACCGTGGCATTAAGCTGCTGGTGTGCGCCGACGACGACACGCTGCAGAAATGCTCGCGCTGCAAAGAGCGCCTGGTGCTGTCGGATCACCCCGTCACCTGCCCAACTTGCGGCGAAGAGCACAAGGCGAAGAACGCCGGCCTGCTCGGGGCTGATGCGGCGGCCCTGGCCGCACACGGTGCCACGGTGCTGCCAGTGTTCGCCGATGAGCCTGGCCGCCGAACGCGGTTTATCGACGCTGGCAACAAGATCACCGACTTCAACGATCTGCATGCCGCCGAAGGCCTGCATATCGTCCGCGCCCAGATCGAGGCCCGTATCACGGAGCTTTCGTGGCGTTCACCTGCAGAAATTCCGCGCGCTTCAATCACCACCACTGGGGGCGCGGGGAAAGCGAGCCTTCGCCCCATCGGCTCGATCGAGGAACTGCACGAACGCTATGCGCTGGTGTACGCGCAGGGCGGCACCGTGTTCGATCGGCAGGAGCACATGCTGCTTTCGTTGTCGGACATGCGCGACCTGTGCCTGCGCCGCGAACTGCACCGCGCGTGGATGGAGAGCCCGGGGCGGCAGACCGTGCGCGTCCATGAAGTGGATTTCGATCCTTCATGCACAAAGCCTGGCGTCACCTGCAACCTCTTCGGCGGCTGGCCGACTGAGCCGAAGCAGGGTACCTGCGACAAGCTGCTGCAGCTGCTGTGGCACATGTGCGGCAACGAAACGAATCAGCGCGCACTGTACGAGTGGGTGCTGTGCTGGCTGGCGTACCCGCTGCAGTACCCGGGCGCCAAGATGAAGTCGACGATCGTCATCCACGGCCCGCAGGGCACCGGCAAGAACATGTTCTTCGACGAGTACATGAAGCTCTACGGCGAATACGGCCGGGTGCTTGATCAGAGCGCGCTGGAAGACAAGTTCAACGACTGGGCCAGCCGCAAGCTGTTCCTGCTCGCCGACGAAGTGGTGGCGCGCACCGAGGTCTATCACCTCAAGAACAAGCTCAAGGCGCTGATCACCGGCGACCGGATCCGCATCAACCCCAAGAACATCCAGGCCTACGAAGAGGACAACCACGCCAACATGGTGTTCCTCAGCAACGAAGCCATGCCGGTCGTGCTGGAAGAGGATGACCGGCGTCATGCGGTCATCTGGACACCCGTCAAGCTCCCCGCCAGCTTCTACGCCGAAGTGATGGCGGAGATAGCAGCCGGCGGCACAGCGGCCCTGCATCACCACCTGCTCAGCCTCGACCTGGGCGACTTCACAAACGGCAGCCACCCGCCGATGACCGATGCCAAGCGCGAGCTCATCGGGCTCAGCGTGGACAGCCCTGAGCGCTTCTTCGACCAGTTGCTCGGCAATGACATCCCCGGTCTCACGCCGCGGCCTGCGCTGAGCAAGGAGTGGTACGAGGCCTACAAGTCCTGGTGCTCGAAGGAGGGCATCAAGAACCCGGCGCCGGCGCACAAGTTCATCAATGCGCTGGTCCGAAAGCGCGAGGTCGTACATCCGGACCGCGCCCGCAAGCGGTACGTGGTCTTGGACAGGACTGAGGGGCCGCATGGCTTCCTCATGATCGGCGACTGCGCGCCAAAGGATGGCAAGACGGAAGCGACATTCCTCGGCGAGCAGGTTGTCCTGTTCCGCTCCCAGCTCAACGACTACCGGGGGGCGCGCGCATGACTGCCAATGTGCGGGACGTGCGGGACGGTGTGCGGGCACATGTGCGGGCTGAAACGCTTGTGGCAGTAGGCGTGTGCGGGACGTGCGGTCACTCCCCCTCATGCGGGCGCGCGCGTGATGCTGGAAACGTGCGTCCGGCCATAAGTGGCAATGCCCCGTCTCGCACGTATGCGTGCACGCACGTCCCGCACGTCCCGCACATCGCTACTGCCGCAACGCTTTCGAGCGTTTCGCAGCCCGCACATGTGCCCGCACACACCGCACACCCGTTCGCGCGCGCGTTTTTACCTGCCTACGGCCTGTCGAAAGAAATGAAGAGGGAGGGCTTGGCAGCATGAGTGCTGGAACCCTGGTGACTGGAAAGGATCTGGCAGCACACATCGGCTGCCGCCCGTCCTACGTCGTGCAGCTAAAGCGCGAGGGGCGCGTCGTCCCGGGTGAGGGCGGCAAGGGCTATCTGCTGGAGCCCTCTCTCGCGCTCTACCGCGACACGCGCAGCCCCGCCCATGTCTCGGTGGCACAGCGCCATGCAGCGGGCCGTGGCGGCGCGCTGGCGGCGCCCAGTGCTCAGGAAGACGATGGGGCTGATCTCGACGCCGGCGAGGACACGGGCGGCGGCAACCAGGGCTCGCAGGCCCGCCGCGCCCGCGCCCTGGCTGATAAAGCCGAAGTGGATGCCAAGGCCGCCCAGCGTGATCTGGATATCAGCCTTGGCCTGCTGCTGGATCGCCGCGACGTGGAAGCCATCCTCGGGCAGGCTGCCGGCGCCCTGCGGGCCGA